ACTTTATATCAAAATAAAGTTAATCCAATTGCAACATTCCCTGGAACAGGTGTAGTAGTATATGGACAAAAAACATTACAAACTCAAGCATCCGCCCTTGATCGTGTAAATGTTCGTAGATTATTAATTAATCTTAAAAACTTTATTTCAGAAGTAGCACAAAATTTAGTATTTGAACAAAATACACTTGCTACAAGAAATGCATTTTTAAGTCAAGTTAATCCATTTTTAGAAACAGTACAACAACGTCAAGGTTTATATGCCTTTAAAGTAATTATGGATGATTCAAATAATACTGCTGATGTAATTGATAGAAATCAAATGGTAGGTCAGATTTATTTACAACCAACCAAAACTGCTGAATTTATTTATCTTGATTTCAACATATTACCAACAGGCGCTACATTCCCTGCATAAATTTTTAAAGACAGAATATTTATAATAAAATAAAATAACATGGCAATATTAAATCCAAACGAAGTATTTTTTACCGCTTTTGAACCGAAACAAGCGAATAGATTTATCATGTACATTGATGGTATTCCTTCATATCAAATTAAAGGAGTAAGTGCTGTAACCCTCAATTCAGGAACAGTAACATTAAATCATATTAATGTGCAACGTTATGTTAAAGGAATAACCAAATGGGATCCTATTACATTCACATTATTTGATCCTATTACCCCTTCAGGCGCACAAGCGGTAATGGAATGGGTACGTTTACACCACGAATCAGTAACAGGTCGTGATGGTTATTCTGATATGTATAAAAAAGATTTAAGATTTGATGTACTAGGTCCTGTAGGTGATATTATATCTGAATGGATTATCAAGGGAGCTTTTATAACTAGTACTAATTTTGGTGAATATAATTATGATACCGCTGACACTGCTGTAAATATTACAATGGTTGTCCAACCTGATTATTGCGTATTGAACTTCTAAAAAACGCTTACATATTTTTCAAGAAGAGCTTGGCAACCCCAAGCTCTTTTTTTATATTATACATGTATTATAGGGAAAGTTCTTTAATATATTCAACAATTTAAATTAAAAAATATGACAACATTTTATTTTGTACTAGGTATGGTTGTAGTCTTGGTGGTAGCCGAGGTTATAGCTGCATTTATTGTAATTAAAACAATAAACACATTAAAAGAACAAGCAAGAGATTGTGAAAATGAATTTAACAATGTACATCGAAGAATTGATGATATGCATCAAAACACAGACCAACAATTTCAAGAAGTTTATCGACAACTCGATTCTCGATTAGATAAACTAGAAAATAGATTAACCCCAAAACAAGTTATAAAAGGATAAAGAATCCAATTAAAGAACTTTCCCCTATAATATTTATAATCACACAAGTTATTTAAATAAGAATTATGACAGACGAAAAACCTAGTTTCCCCACTGAAGTAGTTGAATTGCCATCTAAAGGACTAATATATCCTAAAGATAATCCTTTATCAAGCGGTAAAGTTGAAATGAAATATATGACCGCTAAAGAAGAAGATATTCTTACTAATCAATCATATATTCAAGACGGCACTGTATTAGACAAATTATTACAATCTCTTATTGTATCCAAAATTAACTATAATGATTTAATTGTAGGAGATAAAAATGCACTACTTGTAGCTTCTCGTATTTTGGGATATGGTAGCGAATATACCTTTAATTATGGGGGTAAAGAATATACAGTAGATTTATCT